TGTCTGAGAAATAGTCTGGTTTTAAAAATGGTAATACTTTTCTTAAATATTCTTCATTACAAACTAGGTTCTTCAGTATCGCTTGTTCCAGCTTCATCAACTATATCCTGTTCCATATTACCGCTCATAATTTCTACAAGTAAATCACCAATGTAATTTTTAAACTTGTCATCTTTTTCCAATTTTCTTGGCTTATCTACTGTGGATTCTATCACATCGTAAGCAAAAAGTAAATAGACCTGGTCATCTTTTTCATCAAACTTTACCTTACCATATTTGAAAACGGTATCTTTGTAAGGTCCGTCCAAGAAACGGATGTGTACCGCTTGTGCATCGTCTTTTGGGTAAATAAAACAATAATCAAGGCCTTCAATCATCTTCTACTCCGTTTGTGGTCTCCACAGCAAATGCTTCAGTAACATCTTCTTGAATAATATTACCTGTAGCAATTTGATAAGTGTTCTGCACATAATCTTGAAAAGATTTTTGTTTAAGAATTGATAGCCAGAAATCGGATGTATCGGTTTCTTTAATACGATACTTCTTATCTTCTATAACACCATCTGCGTCCACTTTGCTGTACCAACCATTAGATGGCTTAACAACATGACCCGAATCAATTGCAATATCAAGTAAGCCACTCCACTTGCTAATGCCACCGTCATGACGAACAGTAACAGGAATTTTAGATTTCTCTCTAACATATCTAGACTTTTCGACATTAATGATAAAATTATATCCAACAACTTCTGTACCTTCCTTTTCTTGTTGGCGACCAATAACAAAGATGTTATCGGCAGAGTAATAAGAACCTGTGCCACCGCCAACGATAGCTTTAGGAAACATTCCAATTTCCATGTAAGTATGATTTACTACAATCATTGGAATATCTTTGATTGAAAGATGTGGTGTAACCATTCTGAATAATGATTTCACCGATTTAGCTCTGGTCATATCAGCAACAGTTTTACCATCCATTGCATCATTAACTTCTTTAATTGAGGCCAGATTACCAATTGAATCAACAACAATAATTAATCGGTCACCCCTATCAACAATCGAAAGTTGTTGCATAATGTCTGATTTGAGTTGTTCGATATCTGTGAGGGGAGTGTGCAGTACACGCTCGGTATCGATACCAAAGCTGTCAAAATAACTCTGAGGAGTACCAAACTCACTATCGTAGAATAAAAGAGCCGCATCGGGATATTTGTCCAAGTAAGATTTTGCCATCAATAATGAGAAGGCAGTTTTAAAATGTTTGGATGGTCCAGCCCACATAGTAAGACCAGGAGTTAAACCGCCATCTAAACGACCAGAAAGTGCCACATTGATAATTGGCACAGAAGTTGGAATCATATCCTTATCAGTAAAGAACTTTGATTTCGACAGAATGGCCGAATCTTTAATACTGCTGTTCTTTTTAATCTTGTCAAGTATACTCATTTATTTTCCTTTTTACGAAATGCCAACTCAGCATCATCTACATACATACTATCTATCTTAGACTTCCGGTTAGGAAATCCACGTTTACTCTTTGATATTGGAGGAATACTTTCACCAGAAGCTTCATCAATTACAATTGATTCTTGCTCTGGAATATTCTCCTCAATCTCAACAATATTTTCTTTAGGTATTTCAACCTTATCTGTTTCTTTTGGTTCTTCTTTTTCAGGCACAAACACAGGAATATCTTGTGCAGTTACTCCAACAATTTCACCATCTTTAACGATTGGTTTACCAACTGAACTTCTATTCATAGACATATTTGCCGCTATCAATAATAACACAGCTAATGGGTCAAATACAATCATAATCAACATGATTACCAAACGAACTGCTTTATCAATTGCATCAGCATCGTCTGTACCATAAATCATATCACCAACATACTTAATAGGTCCCACCTCTGCCACAAGTTTATTGGATTCTTTTAGTAGTGGTAATTTTCTTTTACTAATTTCATTTAATTCTTTTTGTGTATCTTGAATTTGTTTATCTAAACGATTGCTTGCTGTTGACGGATCTTTGGCACGAGCAAGAAGATAATCTAATCTTTCTTTGGCAATCTTTTCTTGTGTGTTAAGTGTTTTTACTTCCACTTGATTTGCGCCAGCATCTAATGTAGAATCAATGTGTGATTTAGATAAGAAACCAAAAATACCCATACTTGTAATTAACATAAGAATAACTACGGCAAATGTCAAGTATGATTTTAATAAAAGTGGGCAGGTTTTCCAATTACGATACAACCATGATGTAGTCACCAATTTGCTCATTTCTAAAACCGAGCCCATAAAGACGATTGGCCAAAATGCGCCAGTAAAAATTGCAGCAAGACCAATAACGGAATAATAGGCTGCAATACCTGATAATAGTAGTGCTGATAATAGTGTTAAGAATATCATGAGAAAAAGTCCTCGAGTGAACTTACCCTTTCAGTTGTCCATTTCATACAATCCAAAATAACTTTAATAGGCTCTAAGAAAGCCTTATCAAATTGTAAATCATAATCAATATAATTGTCAAGCCCCATCTCTTTTGGTAGTCTTGTAGGAAATGAAATGACAGTATCTTTAAAATGGTTTGGCATCTTCAGATAGGCAAACTTAATTTTTTCGCCTTCTTGGATGAGTGGATATTTTTTGGTAAGATTATTTTGTTTTAGAAAGTTATTATACAGTATGGCACCCTTAACATGAATAGGAGTACCAAGTTTATAAATGTTTAGCGAATCGGAATATTTAGCCAATCCGTTAATTCCACGGGGAAAGGAAACATCTTCCGATGGGAGTTTTTTAAATTCTTCTCTAAATTCAGCAATAAATTTGTGTACATCTTCTTCTGTACCAGTTACTAATAGTTTAATCAACTCATACATCTTACCACGAATAACGGATGGTGTCGATGACTTCACCATTTCAAGACCCATCACCTTCAGTTGTGGTTCGTTGTATTGAACACCTTCATTGTTATATACATTTAGAATGTATCGTTTCTTGGCAGTCCAAATACCTTTGTCAGAAAGACCTTCTCTTTTCATTTCCATTTTCTGAGAGAACGCACAGACATACTCTGCAAGTTCCTGATAACTCTTGTCAATAAAAGGTTGAAGCTTATCCTCACAGATACGATCCATGATGGAGATAACTTTTGCAGTTTCAGTCTTTGTTTTAACAATGCTATCAACCAATGGACCAAGGTTGAGATAAATCGAATCTGTATCCGATGCAATAACATAATCTTTCTCACTCTTTAAAAGTTTGTTCATGTACTCATTAAGTTTGCCTTCAATCCATCTTATGGATAACTGGCCGGCAGTAGTAACGCCAAGAGCCATACGCAAATCATAGAAACGGAAATACTGAGAGCCCAAAGCACCATAGGCAGAGTTGAGGGATACTTTTTTAGCCAACTGGATATTGTTGTATTTGGCAATTCGTTTTTCGATTTCATATAGTTTACTTGGGTCTTTCTCATTCTCATATTCCTGTTTTGCTTTTAACATTAAGTTCTTAAACTTCTTACGGTCAGTATACATTTCTTCCATCATTTTAGGTAAGAAACCTTGGAAGTCTGTACGGAAGAATTGACCATTAGGAGTAATTGTTGCACCTTCAAGTTTTGACAAATCAACTTTCTTGGCCAACAGTTTATTGACATCAACACCAGATGAAAGTATTTCACGCATCTCATCTGTGTAGTTTTCAGGTTCAATCAATGTTTCAGGACTGATATTGTATTGCATCATCAAATGCGGATACAAACTATTCAAGTCAAACGATGCGACCCAATCATGCTTACCTACTTGTACTTCTTTAACATAAGCACCTTCAAATGCAGAATCTTTTTCTTTAGTGATTCGTGGTGGAACAATAATGCCTTTCTCAAACAGATAGGCATAAGTCAAGGAATCCCACATACGAGTTTGAGCAAACACATCTTCAAAGTTTGTTTTGGTATCATACGCAAGAGTTACTGCCAACTCAAGTAGTTTTAACTTTTCTTCTAATTTAATAATGAGTTCAACGTCTTTAATGTTATACTCAATAAATTTTTGAAAGTTTAAACGGTATAATGAATGTAAGTTATCATACTCATCATAGGAGATTTTACCTTCACCGAGTTCGACTTGAGCGATAGAATCCAAACGATAACTCTCTTGTGACTTACCGCCAGGAGCATACCATTTATACAGTTCAATATAATCGAGTGATTCAACACCAAGTAGACCATAGGCAGTCATCTGACGGCCATTGATTGTAGTGTTTCTTTCGGAAATATAACCCCAAGGAGATAATTTCTTGGTTTCTGGTTCGCCAAGAATCTTACGAAAACGATTAATCAAATATGGTATATCAAAGAACTTAGTATTCCAACCAGTAATGATATCAGGATATTTGTCTTTCCAAAACTCCATAAATTGTTTACAGAGATTATACTCATCTTTACAACGAATGTACACTTCATTACCTTGTACTTCATATTCACCACAGGCAAATACAAAAGGAGATTGATTTAAAAACTTAACACAAATTGCTGTGATAGGTTCATTTGCTTGATAAGGGTCAGGAAATCCATTCTCCGAACCTACCTCAATATCGATTACGGCAATTTGAACTTTAGTGAAATCATAATCAACCATACCATGATGTTGGTCGGCAATAAAGGCATATTCAAATCGAGTTTGGCCATAGATTGTTGGTGCACCAGGTACACCTTCAAATTGTTTAACATAATCTCTTGCTGCACGAATGTCACCAAAGATTTTTTGGTCAAGATAATCACCGTTTAACGAGGTAAACTTAGTGATTTTTTTGGATGGAATGTAAAGCGATGGAGAGTATTCAATTCTCTCCCTTATTGCCTTACCATTTTGAATGCCTCGATAAAGAATATTATTGCCGAAGCTTTGTACATTAGTATAGAAGTTGCTCAAGTTAGCCTGTAATGATTTGTTTTTGTGGAGGAAGAACAATACCAGCACCAAAGATTTGTTTATAATTATTGACAAAATCTTCTGCGGGAACATAGGAGTATACTACATTACGCTTAGCGATGGCAATAGTAGTATCAGGCTTTTGGTCACCATGAAGTGGAAATGGAGCCAGACCCACATTAGGACTACCATCTTTACCACGAACCACAGCAATGCCAACTGGATTTACTAAAACAAAATGAGTGTCATCTTCAGATTCTACTTCAGATAAAACCTCTTCCAGAGTGATTAATTTAAATACTTTAATGTCCATGATTACCTTTCTAATATAAATACTTATGATGATTTGAATCACAATTATACTATTATTTTGTCTTTTCTGTCAACACATTAATGGTATAATTCAATGTCTGATCCAATAATTACCGGCGCTCAAGGTGCCGTGAGTACACTAAAAGGTGCTCAAAATGCAGGTAAACAATTAGGTAGTGTGGTAACTGACCAACAAGCAGATATGGAAAGGTCTGTTGAAGAACAACACCGCCAAAGAATGCTAGCCAAAGCTAAAAGAGAACACCGGCAGGCAATGGCTGAATTTAGAGCTTTTGAAAAATATGAGAGTAATAAAGCTCATGCTAAAGAAGTAGAAAAAATTAGAAACGAAGCAATTGCTAAATACGGCAAGAATGCTTGGACTGAAATTGAAGCTCTTAAAAATCAGATGGAAAAGGATCGAGCGGCCGAAGAAAAATTAATGGACAAAGACCGTCAAAAACAAATAGAACTTTTTTGGTGGTGTATGACGGCAGCTGCTCTAGTAACCTATTTCTTTAAGTTGTACAAATGAAAGAACAACCATTAATTTTTCTTGTGGTTTTAGTTTTGTGTTTAGTTTTGATGGTAGTAGAATCGGGAGCATTCAATATACGTTAACTAACTGAGGTCGTTATGAACAAATTACCAATTA